ATGAAAGATAGAAAAGCTTCAAAGTACCATAGTAGAAGTTCAAGAGTATTTGCACCAGTTCATATTAATTCAAAGGGAGTTATAGACTATAAACTCCCTTTATGTGATTTAATGGATAGTATTCTTAGCAAAAAGAGTTTTAATACAAGTGTAATAACAGAAACATTAGATGGAAATCAATATTATTATGATTATGATTTTGATGGAAAGAACATTATAGTATCTAAAAGCCAGATAATTAAAGATTCGCCTGGACTAAAGTTAATTGAGAGATATAAAGGGAATTACTTAGGAAAAGAATTATATAATGACTCAATTGTTTTAGTATTATATAAGGATGATAAAAAGGTTACGGAAACAATCTCCTATAAGAAAGATTTAGGCTTAAATGTTGATATGGTTATAGAGGTAGGGAGTTATTTTTATAAACTACCATTATGTGAGTTTATGGACAATATTATAAGGAAAACTCCAGATATTTTAAAATTTATATATTTTGGATTTGAAGGTGATATGTATTATATTACTCTTGAGTTTGATGGAAAAGATATAAATTATATAAAATATAGTGTTAATAATTCTAAGCTAGATGAAATTGAAAAAGCTATAGGTAATAGATTGGTTAAAGAATTTAGTGGCCATAATAATATTATTCTAAGTTTATATGATGATAATACTCGTGTAAAAGATATTGTTGCTTATAGTAGTAAGTTTTTATATTAAATATTGTATAAAAAATATCTTTCAAATATGTAAGAATGATATTTCGCTATAAATGGCTAGAAATAAAGGATTTATATTGAATCGTCAAAAGTTTCGTCAAAAATAAATTTAAAAAATATTTTCTATGATAGAATGTGCTTTATTAAACATATCATTATTGACATGAGAGTATACTTTCATAGTTTGTTCTACTGAATGACCTAATATTTTTGCAGCAGTTTTAAAATCAACTCCATTAGCAATTAATTTAGTAGCGTATGTGTGTCTTAATTCATGAAGAGAAATGTTGAAACCATATTCTTTTAAAAGTATGTTTACTCTTGAAAGAATAGTGTTTTTACTTTTAAAATTGAAAACTCTATTATCTATATTTATTATAGTTTTATATTTTAATAGTTCTTCAGAAACTGAATTAGAAATGGGAATGATTCTAATTGAATTTTTACTTTTAACACTACCTAATCCCCATGAATTATCTTTTAGTATTTTCCATTGTTTATTAACACTTATTAGACAGTTATTAAAATCTATATCATTCCATGTTAGACCTAGAATTTCACCGATTCTCATACCTGTATTAACAGCTAAATATACTACTAGATAATATTTATTATTTTTAAATTTTAATAATAAATCGTTAATTTCATCATCATTCAGTGCCTTTTTCTTAGTTGGTATTGGTTTACCTATTTTTATATATTTACTTGGAACTTCATCTAGTATATTGTATTTAAATTTTGCACATAAAAATATGCTATTTAATATTTTTAAATAATATCTTATTGTATTATTATTAAGATGTTCCTTAGTCATATTATCTATTAATTTTTGTATATCTAAGTTAGTTATTTTGCAAAGTTCTTTGTCATTTAAATCTTGAAACCTATGAAGCACTGTTACTAAGCCGTCTATTGTCTTAGGTTCTTTATATAGCTTTTCGTGCTCTAGGTACATATCTGAAAAAGCTTTAAAAGTTATTTTCCCAAAACTATTATTGCTTGTTTTTATATTTTTCTTTAAATCTTGTAGCATCTTTTCAGCAATAGGTTTAGCTTCTTTTTTTGTCTTAAATCCTTGTTTAGATTTTTGCCTCCATTTTCCATTGTAATCCTTATAGCTTATTATAAATTGCCATCCTTTATCTTTTTGCCTATAAGTTACGTTATACTCCATATCTAACACCTCTTTTAAAATTAAAATAAAATTTTTTGATACGAATATATGTTCTATAAAATCTATAAAATAAACAGTTGAAAATCAACTGGTTAAAACATTTTACATATTCCTAATGATGGAATAAAGTATATTATGTAATTATCAATTTTATACATAACGCCATATTTAGCTCTGTAATAATCAATTGCTTCATCAAAGTATTCTTTAGTTACACCTAAAAAATCAGCTATTTCAAAAGCATTTCTACAATTATTTTCAAAAGCGTTAATTAATCCAACTAAGCCAACAGCTTTATCAAACCCCCAGCGCCTGGCAACTAATTCTTGTTTTTTATTACATATTTCAGTTTGATCAGTAATATCACCTAAATTTTTAATATAGTGTCCAAGTTCTTCAGCTAAAATACATGTTTTTTCTTTGGTATTTATATTACTATTAATAACTATTATATCATCAACGCATTTTCCGCAAGGTTTATCTGTGCCAAGATCAATTTCAATGACCTTAGCACCATGACATTCGGCTTCATACATTAATCTTTCGTATTTAGTCATATAAACCCACCTAACTTATTTGAGATTTTTTAAAGCTTCATTTATTTTTTCATTCATTAAAGCTTTTTCTTCATCAGTTAAATTGTCATCATGACAAGCTACTAAATAAGGAGTTTTTTGATTTTCTATTAGAGTAGCAGCAAATTCAGTATCTAAAGAATACTTAGGCATTTCTAATAAATCTTTAGTATATGAAAAAACTTTATCTTTTCCTAAGTCATTAAGTTTTCTTAAGTCTTCTATATGTTGTTTTTCCTCTGTTGATAAATTAATTTCTGATGAATTAATTGAGTTTTCAGTTCTCTCTAGAGGAACATCATATCCCATTAACCAAGCTTCATTTACATTTAATGCTTTTGCTATCTTATATATATTTCTTTGTTTAGGTTCATATGTTCCAGATATATATGAACTTAAAGCTCCTTTAGATATTCCACTTATATTTACTAAATCAGCTTGCTTCATTTCTCTTAAAGCTAAACCTTCTTTGATTCTTTCTGATATTTTTTTCATATAAAAAACCTCCTTGTTTAAATATAATATATCAATTTTGTTCAGATAACGCAACAAAATAATTGAAATTTAATACAAAAAGTTTAGAAAACTAAAAAATAGTATTGACAATAATTTCTGGTGAAGTTAAAATTGAGTTAAGAAAACTAAACAAAGGGGGTGAACAGATATGGCTTTTGATTATAGTAAGCTTAAAGGTAAAATAAAAGAAGTGTTTAATACTCAAGATAAGTTTGCAAATGCTTTAGGTATTGGAAGAGTGTCTTTAAGCCAACGTTTAAATAATTACTTAGATTTTTCACAAGCAGAAATATACAAATCTTGTGAAATATTAGGTATAGAGGAGAATAAAATTCCTGAATATTTTTTTACATTAAAAGTTCAGAAAACTAAACGAAATTAGTGGGGAGGTTAATAAATGAATAATTTAATGATTTTTGAAAACAAAGAAATAGAAGGTGTGAAACTTTCTAATCAAAATGGACAAGTTGTTGTAAACAGTAGACTTATAGCCAAAGATTTTGAAAAACAGCATAAACATGTGCTGGACTCAATAGAAGAAATTAAAAAAGGGGTAGCCGAAAAATCGGCAGACCTGTTTATAGAAAGTCAATACCAACATCCACAAAATAAACAGTGGTATAAAGAGTACTTAATGACTAGAGATGGATTTACATTATTAGCAATGGGTTTCAATGGAACTAAAGCTCTTCAATGGAAATTAAAATATATTGAAGCTTTTAATAAAATGGAACAAGCATTAAAGGAACAAAGAAAACCAACAAGTGCAATAGATTTATTCGAAGCACAAGTACAAGCCTTTAAAGAAGTTAAAGGAGAGGTTCAAGAGGTTAAAAATGAACTTAAAGAATTTCAAGAAGATTTACCTTTAATAGGTGCGGAACCAGAGGAACTTCAAAAAGTAGTAAAAAGAGTAGGAACAAATGCTTTAGGTGGGTATGGTAGTCCAGCATATAAAGATAAATCAATTTCAAATAAAGTTTATAAGAATGTGTGGAAGTTTGTAAAAGACCAGTTTAATGTTAGTACTTACAAAGCTATAAAAAGAAAGCATTTAAGCAAAGCTAAAGAGATAGCCGAGAATTATAAAGCACCATTTTATTTACAAGAAAAAATAGACATGCTTAATAATCAAAGTCAATTAAATATTTAGATCTATTATTAAGATTAACAAAATGGAAGGAGAGATTAGAATGGATAAATTAAATTGCCCAAGATGTAGGAAGGAAGAGTTAAGTGGAAATGAAAATTATTGTCTTATATGTAGTTTGAATTTAAAGGAAAAAACTGCTCAAGAAGTACCAATTCAAGAGCAGTCAGAACATCTTCATAAATTAAGTATTATTGGTGAAGATGTAATAAAATTAGATGATTTTCAATTGAAAGGGGTATGTAAGTACACTCTTTCAAAAAGTGTTGAAACTGAAATCTCTACATTAGATTTAAGAATCATAATAAATAATTCTAAAACTGTTTTTTAATTAGTTCAGATATTACATTAGCTGCAATCTGAGATAAAACATTTAATGATGTTGATCCTATTGATTTAGAAATTTCTTTAGTTTTTTTCCAGTTTGTATTTGAGCGTATATTAGCTAAAAATTCATGACCGGCAGGTGAAAGGTCATAAATAATACAACCACCACCTAAAAACCAAGTAACCTTAGTCAAGAAACCAGATAATTCACATTGATTTATATGATAAACAATTTCTTGAGGTGAATATGATTCTAATAATTCATATTTAGAGTTAGAATCATAGCTCATTGGACAACCAAAACTAGTATTTTCTTCGGTTGTAATTAATATATCTCTAACGCAATCAGGGTTTAATTTCATAAAATCACCACTTTTCATAATTTATTTCGACTTGGCAGAGCCGATACTTAAATTATAAAGGTTGGAAATATATAGGACAAGTATCAGTAAATAACACATCTTTCTGATACTAAGGGGATGAATAGGACAAGCTTTAATTAAAACCTAAGGATAAGTAAATCGAAGGAGGGCAAGAAATGGCACAACTATTAACACAAAAAGACTTAGCAGAACGTTGGCAAATGAGTGTTAAGTCTATTGAGGAGTATAGAAAAGCAGGAATTATCCCTACTGTAGAAGGGATTCCTGCAATAAGATTTAATTTACAAACTATTTTGGAGCTAGAAGGAACTAAATTAGAAAGGTTTAGTCCATTAGAACGTAGACGTATGGAAATGGAGTTAGATGAAGTAAAAGAAGAGAACCAAAAGTTAAAAGATATCTTAAGTAATGTACTAAGTAATTTAGCTCCAGTAATAAGTCTTGGAAAGGAGGTTTGATATGTTCACGCCAGGAGGAAAAATAGTCTTTGGAATAATAACAACAGCAACAACTTTATTTTTAAGTGTTTATTTTTTAGATAAATCTATAAATGAGAAAGAGCCTAAAAAAAGTTTTAAGTATTTAATTTTATTTGTTGGATGTACTTTAAGTTTTATCTTTTCAATAAATGTACGTTAGGGGTGATGTTATGAACTTTAAAGATATACAGAGTTTAAAGGCTAGACATAGTAAAGAAGAGTTTGAAAGCATCTTATTAGCTGTAGAGCAGGATTTAAAATTTAATAATCTTAGATTTAAGAAACCTATTCCAAAGAAAAAGTTTTTAGAGATTCTTAACATAACAGAAAGTTTGTTTAGGAGGATTATATGAAGAAAGTAAATACAGGATGTTTAGTAACTGTAATAGGTTTAGTTATTATATGGTGTTTCTTTTACTATTTATCTTATAAGGTTTGGTGTTGGTTATGGACTTAGTAAAAATAGCTAATAAAATAGCTGACAACGTGCAAGAAAGACTTAGTAACTTAACAGTAGACAAACCTCTAAACTTTTTAATAGAGGAAGAAATAAAAAGAGAGTACCAAGGCACCGACCAAAGTAGCCAAGGCACTCAAGAAAATATACAAGAAGATTATAACACATTTTAGGGAGAATCTACATGAAATATAAAGCTATTGAGCTATTAAAAGATGAACATATTGGGAAAATAGTTCAATCCAATGATGGATTTGTATATGTAGTAACTGATGAGTTAGATAAAATAACTTTAAATTTAGCGTGGAATAAAGAACCAGTAGTATTAAGTTCTAATATTTTAGAAAAAGAATTTAAGGATATAACAGAGGAATATTGGAATAGCAGTTCAGAACCAGTATTAAATTCAGATATACCATTTTAAGGAGGAGTTAAATATGAAACTATATGAATTAACACAGAACTATAGAAACTTAGAAAGTTTATTAGATAACTTAGGAGAACAAGAAGGATTAACAGTTGAAATGATCCATGGAGCATTAGGACAAGTTGAGGATGATATAAATACTAAGATAGAGAACATTTGCAAAGTTATAAAAGAAATAGAAGCAGATTCTATAGGGATAGATGAAGAAATAAAAAGATTATCAGCTTTAAAGAAGCAAAAAGAAAATACAGTAAAAAAACTAAAAGAGTATGTTGAGTTTGAAATGAATGGAATAGGGTTAACTAAGGTTGAAGGAAAACTATTCAAAATATCATTTAGAAAATCTAAGGTAGTTAAGGTATTGGATGAAACTAAGATACCTAAAGAGTTTATAAAGATTAAAGAAACTGAAACTATATCTAAGACGGATTTAGGTAAGGCACTTAAGAACGGAGAAATAATTGAAGGTGCAGAGTTAGTTGAAAATAAATCATTACAAATAAAGTAGGTGGAATTTATGAACTTATGGCAAAAGCTTATAGAAGTTAGAAAAGAGATAGATAACTTTGTAAAAGATACTAAAGGATTTGGTTACCAATATGTTTCTGGTAGCCAAGTCTTAAGCAAGATAAGACCTAAGATGGATGAATTAAGAGTTTTATTAAAAATAGAAACAGATGATATTTTATGGACAACATTTGATTATAAGAACTCAAAAGGTGAGGATAAAACAGATTTCGTTATAGCTGGTAAGGTTAAATATACTTGGATTAATGCAGATGAGCCAAAAGAAAGAGAAGAGTGCAGTTTTGATATATTTGGCCAACAGGATGATATAAGTAAGGCTTATGGAAGTGGACTAACTTATTCAGAAAGATATTTTATACTTAAGAGTTTACAAGCTCCAACAGATAATGATGATCCAGATAGTAAAGATACTAGAGGAAAGACTAGCAGCAATCAAAATCAGAACTCTAATAAAATTTATAAGTGTACTAGCTGTGGTAAAGATGTACCTTATAATGTTGCAAATTTTTCACATAAAAAGTATCAGAAAGTTTTATGTATGGATTGTCAAAAGAAAGCTTAGGAGGAATTTAAAATGATGTTAAATGGATTAGAACTTGAAATACGAAAGTATGGTAAAGAACAAAATTTTTCTATAGATATAAAAGATACAAATAACGTAACTATATTCATTGAAGAGGATACTAAACTTAATTTAGATGAAGCTTCTTTCAATGAATTGAGAAATAAACTTAATGAAGCTTATAAGTTAAGACAGATGTAAGGAGTGAAAAGGTTTGGCACAAAGAAGAATGTTTTCTATAAAAGTAATTGATTCAGCTAAGTTTTTAAAAATGCCTTCATCTTCAAGACTTCTTTATTATGATTTAGGAATGAGATCAGATGATGATGGAATAGTTGAAGCTTTTAATGTATTAAGAATGACAGGAGCTACTGAAGATGACTTAAGAATATTAGTTTCTAAGGGGTATATAAGAGTTTTAAATGAAGATTTAGTAACTTATATTATTGATTGGAAAGAACATAACAAAATAAGAGCAGATAGAAAAATTGATTCTATGTATAAAGATCTATTGCTTCAAATTATGCCAGAAGTCAATTTATTAGAATCTAAAGAAAGAGCAGATAGAAAAAAGAAATCATGGGACGACAATGGGACGTCCCATGGACAACCAATGGACGGCATAGGACAGGACAGGTTAGGACAGGATAGTACAGGACAGGTTAGAACAACAACAGGAGAGGAAAATGTTGTTGTTGATAAAAGAAAAGAGCTTAAAGAAGTGTTAAAAAGTTTTTCATCTGATGAAATTAAATCTCTTACAGAGTTTTGTTCTAACAATAAGGTTTCTGTTGATGTTGTTGTTGAGAAACTCAAGATTATTAATCAAATAAAGAAAATCAATAATAGGGTAGGAGCTCTTATAGCAGCTATAAAAGAAGATTGGCAACCTAATAAAGGACAAGTTAATAAAAATTGTAACTTTACTCAAAGGGATTATGACTATGATTCTTTAGAAAAGCAATTATTAGGATGGGAAGAATAAAAATTTAGAAGGTGTGATTAAAATGAAAGTTAATTTACTAGAAGTTTATTCAGTACATGAACTAGCATTAAAGACCTATAGAGATATTGTAGCTAAAAGAGAAAGGAAAGAAAAAGAAGCAGATGCTTATTTTAAAATAAGAGATTTGGAAAGTAAAAAGAAATGTAATGTTAAGTTTGGAGGATATAGGTGGTAGTAGTTACAGGAAAAATAAGGGGGAAGGCTAGGCCGAGAGTTTGTAGAGGTCATGCCTTTACTCCTAAAGATACAATTGAGTATGAAAAGTTAGTAAGAGAGTGTTATAAGAAACAAGATGGAAGATACCTAGAAGGCTCTATAAAAGCTTTAATAATTGCTTACTATAAAATACCTAAGTCTTATGTAAAAAGCGTGTACAGGCTATAAGGGACGGATTAGAAAAGCCAAGAAAGAAACCAGATGCGGATAACATAGGAAAGATTATATTAGATAGCTTAAATGGTATTGCTTATAAAGATGATAGTCAAATTATAGAGCTTAGTGTTATTAAGAGTTATACAGAAGATGATGAAAGAATTAAGTTTAAATTAATATAAATACAAAATTGTTCTTTTAAAATTTAATAATATGTTTTTGAAAAATATGGTATAATGACTTTGATTACATAGTAATTTATAATTGTTAAAGGAGTTGGTGAAATAATGTGCGAAAAACACTTTGAGATAAATGGGAATCTTTATAATAAGATATCTGGAATAAAAAATTGTCAGGAATTTGGAGAAGTAATTGGTAAGATCAAATGTTTATATGATAAGATATTTGGTCCGAAAATTATGAATAAATATGATCTATATGTTGATAATGCAACAGAAAACTCAGGGTATGCACCTATAATCACACCTGTTTTACAAAAATATTTGATTATAAAATTAAGTATTTATCCGAATGATAGACAAAGTAGAATTGCGTTTCAGTTTTCTCATGAACTAACTCATTTTGTTTTTTATTCATACTTTGGGATAAATAAAAAACAAGCAGATTTCATGGAAGAAATGATTTGTACGGCAGCTTCGCTTATCATAATAAAAAATTTGTTCCCAGATGAGCTTGATGATTATAATGATTATCTTAAGAATGTGGAAACAAGTTGCTATAGAGAGGGACCTGCTTATGCTGAATCAATACAGTATAGCTTTGAGGAACTTAAAAATAGGATTTCTAATTTAAAATATGATTAATAATTTTATAAGTTAAATATATTGTAAATAAAAAACCGTATTATTCAAAATGAATATACGGTATTTTTTTTATTTAAATTTAGAGAATAAGAGAAGTGAAATATATGATAAATAATCAAATAAGTTTCTTTGATAAACCAAAAATAAAGTTACTGGAGAATTGGACAAGGCTCAATCCCCTATTAACTAAAAATAGCGTTCATGAGGTTTTTATGGAGAAAGAGGATAGTTATATTATTTTAATAGATAAAACGTTCTATGGCGTTTATAAGAAGGATACAGATAGGTGTTTAAATTAATACGTTTAAGGAGGATTACATGAATAAAGAATTGTTTAAAGAAACAGAGAACTTACTTAAGAATTATAATAAATTAGATATTGAAATCAAATTAATAAAATCAGAAATTGAAGATATTAAAGAATCTTATAATGGTTGTGTAGCTATTGGATATAGTGAGAAAAGTGGACCAACAAATAAATTTAGCAGCATGGTTGAAGAAGAAGTTATAAGAAAGGAACAGGAGCTATTTTATCTTAAGAAAGATTTAGAATATAAGGTTAAGTTAAAAAGAAGGATAGACTTAGCAATACAAACACTTAGAACTAAAGAGGAGAAGGATTTAGTTAAATTAAAATATATTAATCAGCCTAATGTTAGTTGGGGGAATGTGGCTTACATTTTAAGATATAATAAGGATTACTGCAGGAAAGAACTAAGGAATAAGATAATAAGGCAGATTGCAGATTTTATATTCTATAATCCAGGAGTTCAAGAAAGGTTTATTATATAAATATACCCCATATTTATACCCGTTTAATACCCACCATATACCTACTTTTATATGTTAATATGTAATTGTGGATAGGGTAAAGCGTTCATTGATGATTCTCCTGGATGTAAATTAAAACTTAAGTAACGGAAAAGCAAGGGGTAAAAGCCTTGCACATGGGAATATAGTTCAATGGTAGAACGGTTGGCTGTTAACCAACGAATGAGAGTTCAATTCTCTCTGTTCCCTCCATTTAAATTATGATAAAATTAAATAAACCTTTGGAATGGATTACAAAGGATGATGTGTTAAGAATCTAGTTTAGGCTAGGTTCTTTTATTATGTAACATTTTACCTTATAATGTATTATGAGGTGATTTAATGGAAAAGAGATACCAAGTATTTATAAGCTCTACATTTGCAGATTTACAAGATGAAAGAAAAGCTATAATGGAATCTATAATGGATTTGGATTGCTTTCCTGCAGGAATGGAAATGTTTCCTGCAAATGATAGTGAACAATTTGAATATATAAAAACTGTTATAGACGCTAGCGATTATTATGTACTTATAATAGCAGGAAGATATGGTTCATTAGCTGAAGATGGAAAGAGCTATACAGAAAAAGAATTTGATTATGCCAAGGAAAAAGGAATACCTGTATTAGTATTTGTAAAAAAAGATTTAGATAATATACCTTTAAACAAAACTGATGGAAATGAAGAAAAATTGAAAAAGCTTCAATGTTTTATAGAAAAAGCAATGAAAAATAGATTAGCTAAATATTGGGAAGACTCTAAAGAACTTAAATATGAGGTTCATAGTAGTTTATCAAAAGCATTTAAAACTCACCCAAGAATAGGATGGGTTAAAGGAAATATTTCAAATAACGAGGAATTACTAAGACAAATTAATGATTTAAGGATACAAAATCATTCTTTAAAAGAGAAGATAAGTATATATGAAAAAATGAAAGCTGAATCTGAAGTTGTTATAGATAAAAAGAGTTTAGCAAGTGGTAAAGATTTATATAAAATAAAATATAGTTATTATGATTCATATAATAATAAATGTCATGATGAATTAGCTTTAAGTTGGGATGATATAGGAATGTTAGTTCTTCAGATTATTGATAGAAAATATGTTTTGAATACTGATATAAAAATAAAATTTGAAATACTGTTAAGTGAAACATATTTGAAAGATAAATATAGGGAAGTATATGGAGAGATAATTGATGATGATGATTTAGAGATAGATATTTCAGATATTCAATTAAAAATAATATTAACTCAATTAGAAGTTTTAGGATTAATAAGAAAAGAGGATGGTTATTTTAAAGCAACTTCAAAAGGTGAGGCAAAATATATTGATAGATTATTAGTTAAAAATGTATAAATTAAAAAATAAAATAAAAAGAACTCTCTTAAGAGGGTTCTTTTTATTTTAAGAAGAAAGGTGGTGTTGTTATGAAGCTTACACCAAAACAGAAGGCGTTTGCTGAATATTATATTGAAACAGGCAACGCCACAGAATCAGCTATTAAGGCAGGATATAGTAAAAAGACAGCTAGGGTAATAGGACAAGAGAACTTGCTAAAACCTGCCTTGAAATCTTATATAGATGAAAAGATGAAAGAATTAGAAAGCAAAAGGATAGCTAAAGCAGAGGAAGTGCTAGAGTATCTAACTAGAGTTCTAAGAGGAGAAGAAACAGAACAAGTAGTAGTTACTGAAAATATAGGTGATTTTATGAGTGAGGCTAAAGTTGTTGATAAGGAAATTTCGGCTAAAGATAAAATCAAAGCAGCAGAATTATTAGGTAAAAGATATAGATTGTTTGTTGAAAAAGTTGAAAAGGATAGTAACGTAAATGTTAATTCTACAACTAAACTAGATTCTATACTTAACCAGTTAAAGGATGATGACGATGAGTGATGAATACAAGTTATCAGATAAGTATTTAGCTTTTTTAAAACATAGAGCACCAGTAGAAGCATTGGAGGGAACAACAGCAGCAGGAAAAACTACAGTAGGAATATTAAAGTTTATGCTGATGGTTGCAGAATCTCCTAAGAAAATGCATGTTATTGCTGCTAAAACAACTGGCGTTGCTGAGAAAAACTTAATACAAAAAGAGTATGGAATTACTGATGTATTTGGTGATTTAGTCAAGTATAACGGTAATGGTGATAAAGATAATAAAATACCTCATATAAGATATATAACTCCTAATGGTGAGAAAATAATATATATACTAGGTTATGATAACGTAGATAAATGGAAGATGGCCTTAGGTTCTCAATTCGGTTGTGTACTTATAGATGAGGTTAACACAGCTAGTATTGAATTTGTAAGAGAAATATGTACTAGAAATGATTATCTTATGATGACACTTAATCCAGATGATCCTAACTTACCTATATATTCAGAATTTATTAATTGTTGTAGACCATTAGAAAAATATAAGAAAGATGTTCCAAAAGAGATAATGGAGCAGTTAAATTCGGAACCAAAGCCTAACTGGACTTATTGGTTCTTTTCTTTTTATGATAATGCATCATTAAGTGAGGAAGCTATTGAAAAGAAAAAGACGAGTGCTCCTAAAGGTACTAAGCTATATAAGAATAAGATACTAGGGTTAAGAGGAAGAGCAACAGGATTAATATTCTCTAATTTTGAAAGAAAGAATAATGTATTATCTAAAGAACAGGTTATTAAACAAATAAAAGATAAGAAATTAAAGTTTGTTCAATTTACAGCAGGATTAGATACCTCATATTCTCAAAATAGTCCTGATACCTTTGCATTTACTTTCTTAGGTATTACAGATAAGAAAGAATTAGTAATGCTAGATGAAGAGGTGTATAACAATAAAGACCTAGAAACTCCATTAGCTCCTAGTGATATAGCTCCTAAATACTTTAAGTTCTTAGAGAAGAATAGAAATGAATGGGGATTTGCTAGAGATGTATTTGTAGATTCAGCAGACCAAGCAACTATAACGGAGCTTAAGAAGTTTAAGAGAACTAATCCATGTATGTATAACTTTATTAACTCTTATAAGAAAGTAACTATATTGGATAGAATACATTTAGCTTTAGGTTGGATTAATACCAATGGTAAAGTATTTTATTATGTTTTAGATACTTGTAAAGAGCATATAAGAGAACTTGAATGTTATTCATGGAAAGAGGATAAGTATGAGCCAGAGGATGCAAATGATCATACAATTAACTCTAGTCAGTATGCATGGATACCTTTTAGAAAGATAGTAGGAGATTATATAACATAAGCACTTTCCTTAATTGTATATTTATTGTAAAATTACAATGAACGGAGGTGATAATTTGAATAAAATAATAAAATGTTTGAAAAAAATAATAAATTTTTTAAAATTAATACTCATTATTATTGCTATAGTATTTTCGTCTATAGTATTAATAGCAAGTATTGTTTATTTATGTTTTGCTATAATATATTTACTACCTATAGGAATTGAATTTATAAATGGCAATTATGTTGCTACATCTACTATGATGCCAAATTACTCAACAGTTTTCCAATCAATCTTTACATTGGTTAGTATATTTACTTCTTTATCAGTTAGTTTATTATTATATAAGTTAAATAAACAACAAAATGCAGTTAAGTATAATAAAGAATTAGTAGCTCCTGCTAATTTAGTTTATTTTAAGATAAAATATTATCTTATACATCATTTAATTGAAGAGTTACGAAGAAATAGGAATAGGATAAGTAATGATCAATATCGAACTCAAAATGGATTAGAAGAAAGTGATTCAATAATTTATGAAAATATTGCTCAAGTTAATGTTGATACTTTAGAAAATAATATTTATAAAATTTTATGTGAGTTAAATGATGATAGAAGTATAAATAAACTATTAGGTCTATATGAGGATATGAGAAGAAGTAATTCAATAATATATATTTTAAAAGATGAATTAACAAACTCATGTAATCTTGTTGAAACTAGGGGATATGAATGGGTTAAGGTACTAGTATGTCTACATAATAATAACTTTGAGTGTTTAAATGAAGATTATAAAAAAATCATGTATAGATTATTAGAATTAAGCAAAAGGAAAAAATAAACCGATAAAAATTTATCGGTTTATTTTTTGTAAGGAGGAGTAGAAGTGGGGTGGTTTAAGAGTATGTTAACTAAAGCAGCAATTAAATATTTAAATGTTCAACCAGCATTAATTAATCCTATTACTATACAAGAAGCTTATACCTATGAAACTAATGTGATTAGAAATAAGCTTTGGTATAGGGGAGAACCATACGAATTGGACCAATTCTTTAAGAATATATCAAGTGATCCAGTAAATAAAGCTAGGTTTTGGAGTGCTGTTCCAAGTGAAGATTTAAGTATAAGAAAAATACATAGTGGATTACCTGCAATGATAGCTGATAAGTTAAGTGATATAGTTGTAGCTGACTTAGATAGTATAGAAGTTACAGGAGAGAATTATAACACATTATGGGAAGAAATAAGAAAAGATAATAAGTTTGATGATATGCTAGGTGATATAATTGCTACTACATTAGTTAGTGGTGATGGAGCTTTTAAACTATCTATAGATACAGAGATAAGCAAATATCCAATAATAGAGTTTTTCGATGGTGATAAGGTTGAATATATAACTCAAAGAGGAAGATTAAAAGAAATAAAGTTCTATACTTTTTATACTAAAAATAATAGACAATATAAATTAAGTGAAACTTATGGAAAAGGATATATAAACTATAATTTATATGATAGTAATGGAAATGAAGTTTCTTTAAATACACTTGATGAAACTAGAGAACTTGCAGATGTAACATATAAAGATGATTTTATAATGGGAGTACCATTAATGTTCTTTAAATCTCCTAAGTTTGAAGGAAGAGGGAAGAGTATATTTGATAATAAATCAGATGCCTTTGATGCATTAGATGAAGTTATATCTCAATGGATAGATGCCATAAGGGATGGGAGAGTCCAAAAGTATATACCAGAGGATTTAGTTCCAAAAGATATTAATGGTAATTTAATGAAACCTAATCCTTTTGATAATAGATTCTTAAAAGTAGGTTCTAGCCTTGCAGAAGATGCAAAGAATGAGATAGATATGAAGCAAGCTAATATAAATTATGAGGCTTATGTTGAAAGTTATTCTAATGCTATTGATATGTGTCTACAAGGCATAATAAGTCCTAGCACTTTAGGAATAGACCTTAAAAAAACAGATAATGCAGAAGCTCAAAGAGAGAAAGAAAAAACTACTTTATATACTAGAGGAAAAATGGTTGATATATTAACAGAGGTTATACCAGAGTTAGTTAATATAATCTTAAAGACCAATGATGTATTAAATAAAAAGAATACTGGAGAATATGAAGTAAGTATTGTATTTGGAGAATATGCAAGTCCTAGCTTTGATACAGTAGTAGAAACTGTAGGGAAAGCTAAAACCTATGGAGTAATGTCTATAGAGCAATGTATTGAGGAAATGTATGGAGATACATGGACAGATGAAGAAAAGGAAGAAGAGATAAAAAGAATAAAGGAACAGAATGGCTATCTTGTAGCTGAAGAACCTAAGACAGTAGATGATTCTGATATTTCATATACTGATGATAATGAGGTTGAAACAGATGGACAAGAGGGATAAGGATATACAATTATTAGCTGATATACTTAGAGGAATTACTGAAAATAAAATAAAAGAAAATGCTAAAAAGGAAAGAGATAAGTCTTATGATATTAGAAATATATTCGAGCAAATGGAGCTTGATTTAATTTCTAGTATGCATAGGGCTTTTTATTTTCACCAAGCCGAGCAGAGTAAAGAAGGATTTCAATGGGAACAATGGCAAAGGACTAAGCTTAGAGAAATTGAAAAGTATAGAAAGAGAAATAAGAAACTAGTTGAGGAATATAACAAGCCTATCCAAGAAGCTATAAACAGAGAGATTCAAGGGGATTTTACTAAAGGTCAAGAAAATGCAGAAAAGTTAATAGATGAAGTAAAGATAAAGTTTCCAGAGAATATAAAAGAACCTCAAACAGTTAGAGAGTATATTGCTAAAGAACTAGGGAAAAAGACTACTCCACAAGTTGAAGAAAACTTCTTTGGTATTAACGAAAAGAAACTTAATGCATTACAAGAAACTGTTACAAATGATTTAAAAAAGGCTCAAATGTCAGTTTTAAGAAAGATGGATGATGTATATAGGCAAATAATATTTAAAACTCATGTATATTTGCAAAGTGGTACTAAGACTATTAATCAAGCTATAGATATGGCTACTAAGGATTTTCTTGAGAAAGGTATAAATAGTATAACTTATAAGAATGGTAAACAAGTTAATATTACTAGTTATGCAGAGATGTGTTTAAGAACAGCAAGTCAAAGAGCTACATTTTTAGGTGAAGGAAAGAAAAGAGATGAATATGGAATACATTTAGTAGTTGTTACGGCTCATGCTAACACTTGTAAAATGTGTGAACCATGGCAAGGAAAAGTATTGATTGATGATATATTTTCTCATGGTACTAAAGAGGATGGAGATTATCCATTATTAAGTGAGGCTGTAGGAAAAGGATTCTTACATCCTAACTGTAGGCATACATTAGCAACTTATTTCCCTGGTGTAACAAGACTTCCAGTAGTTCCTAATGGTGAAGATGCTATTAAACTTTATGAGGTTGAACAGAAACAGAGATATTATGAAAGACAATTAAGAAAGTGGAAGAGATTCAAGGCTGGTACTTGTGATGAAGAGAATAAAGAAATAGCAAGTAAAAAGGTTAAAGAATTAGAAAAAGCTTTAAAGGATCATTTAGAAAGTAATAAAGAGCTTAGAAGAAATAATTATAGAGAAAAAGCTAGAGAAGGCTTAAATATTAAGGATGCTAATATAGAGGCAGAAGTATTGAAGCAAAAGTTTCAAAATGCTAAAATTAAAGAAATAAGAGATTTCATTAAGAATAATCAACCTTTAAAAATAGAGGTTGGGAAACAAGGTAAACATATTTTAGGACATAACAACTACATTGAAGGTAGAAGTTATTTAACCATATCTTTAGAAGAGGCACAAGAACTTATTAATAAGTATGCTGGTACTGGTGCTTTAGATATGGATTCTAAAGGTAACTGGAGAAAAAAAGAAATAATAAAAACAGATAAGAAAATAGGTGTTAATGTAAGTATGTTAGATGGTTCAGAAAACAAAACAAATAACTTTAAAATACATTATTCTAAAAAAGGAACTCATATAGTTCCTAATTAAAGAGGTGATTCCATGTTTAACTTAGTAGAGACATTAAGAGATATAATGAAAACTCATAAGCTAGATAATAATCTTAAGTTAAAAATAAAAACTGTTGATGGGAATATCATTATTGGACCATATGAAGGATTTACACAAGCTTTAGATAATGAACCAGAGATAGCAAGTATAGAAATAAAAAAAGATGAATATAACATAGAGCTATATGAAAATGAAATAGCTTCAATAGAAGTGTAGTAAGTTAATTTTGTTTTGGGGGATAAAATGGAAAGAAAAGTATTTATAGAAGGTAAAAATAAAAGTGAACAAGCTTATATAGGTTGGGAGTCAGAAGAATTATACCTAATTGGAGTAAAGGATGGATATAAAAGTTCAGCTGATGATCTTCTTGACAAAGCAATATTAGAAGGACATAAAAATAGAATTGATATATTAGATAAATATATATTTCCAATAATGTTCTTATATAGACATAGTATAGAAATAAGCTTAAAACTTATATATAGAAGAGTTAATGGAAAGATACCAACTGGACATAATCTTATGACATTATGGGATAGAGTTGACAAGGATGTTTTAAACCTTTTAAATAATGATATTAAATTAAAAAAGCTTGAAGAAAAATATAATACTAAAATTTCTAGATTAAATATTGATAAAAAGTTATTAAATGAGATTAAAAATTTAATAAAAGAATTACAAGGTATTGATTCTAATGGAGATGTTTGGAGATATCTTATCAATAAAAATGGAGATTTATATTTTAATAAGTGGAAATTTATAGATTATCCGAATTTAAAAAATACTATTAATTATATCTATGAGTTTTTAGATGGTTTATATTGTGAAGTTGATGAAATTCTAGTAGTAAGAAAGTCTTAGGAAACTAAGGCTTTTTTATTTTGTCCAAAACTTGCTTAAGACCTTAAACTGTGCATGGAATTAACAGCCGACAGGCTATAAATGGAGGTATTTATGTCTATATCAAATTTAAATTTAAGAAAAAGATTAGGTATGAAACTAGCACAAGATGATGGAGCAGGTAATGGAGGTGCAGGTTCAGAACCTAATTCAACTAATAATTTGGATGGAGAAGGTGAGGGAAAAGAAGAAACTAATCCAAAAGAAGAAAAGACTTTTACTCAAGAAGAAGTAAATAGGATGATTAAGGATAGGATAGCAAGAGAAAAGAAAGGCCAACTATCTAAAGAAGAACTTAAGGCTTATCAAGAGTGGAAAGAAAGTCAAAAGACAGAAGCAGAAAAGCAAAGTGAAGCTTTAACTAATGCAGAAGCTAAGGCCAAAGCAGAAGCAGAGAGAGCTAATACATTAGAGGCTAAAGTAACTTGCTTATCTAAAGGTATTTTAGCTGATAACGTTGATGATGTTGTTATATTAGCTAAAGCTATGATAAGTGATGATGTTAATATGGATCAAGCAGTAGATAAAGTTTTAGAAAAATATCCAAGCTTTAAAGGAGTGCAGCAACAAGATGAAAACAAAGGCTTTAAAATAGGTGCTGATGGTGGAAAACAAAAAGGAAATGTTGAAGATGTACTAGCAAGAGCCTTTGGAAATAAATAATAAAAAGATTAGGAGTGATATAAATGGCAGTATATAGTTATGCTGAACAATTTGAAAGAGAATTACAACAAAAGTATGCTAGAGAATTAACTTCTTATGATTTAGAGCAATCTAATCAACAAGTTAAATTCATTAATGCACAAACTATTAAATTACCTAATATAACAGTAAGTGGATACAAGGATCACAATAGAGGTAATATGGGTTTCAATACAGGAACAATATCTAATGAATGGGAACCAAAAAAATTAGCTCATGACAGAGATATAGAATTTGCTTTAGATCCTATGGATATAGATGAAACTAATTTAACTTTAGAAGTGGCAAATGTTCAAAACGTATTTGAAACAGAACAAGCTATTCCAGAGAGAGATTCTTATAGATACTCTAAGCTTTATGCAGAGGCTAAAACATATAAATCAAATGGAGCTGTTATAGACAATACAACTTTAACTACAGAAAATGTATTAGATTGGTTTGATGAAAAGATGGAGAAAATGGATGATGAGGGAGTACCATCAGAAGGAAGAATACTTTATGTTACACCAGCAGTGAACAAAATAATTAAGAATGCACAAAATATCCAAAGAAGCTTAGATGTTAATAGTAATAATGGAAAGATAGATAGAAGAGTATATTCTTTAGATGATGTTACAATCAAAAAAGTACCATCATCAAGAATGAAAACAAAGTATGATTTCACTAATGGATGTGTTCCAGCAGGTGATGCAAAACAAATCAATATGATCCTTATACATCCATCTTGCCAAGTAACTAGAAGTAAATATGCTTATATGAAGTTGTTTACTCCTGGTACTGATTCAAGAACAGCTGATAAATATGTGTATCAGACTAGGGAGTATGGAGATACTTTCTTAATAAAAAATAAAGCATGTGGTATAGCTATTAATGCAGAGGTAGAGGGCTAGAAAGGAGTAATAACATATGAAGGCTATTAAAGAAAATAAAGTTTATACAATAACTGAATCTGAACAGAACTTTTATAAACAACAAGGATATGACATAGTTAATGATGAAGGGGAAGTTATAGAACGTGGAGCAGGGAAATCTATTTCTTATGAGGAATATATAAAGTTAAAAGATGAATTAGATCCATTAAAAGATGAAAACTATACTTTAAAGCAAGAAAATGAGAAATTAAAAGAAGAAAATAAAAAGCTTAAAGCAGAAAATAAAGAGTTAAAGAAGTCTTAGTTAAGGCTTCTTTTTCTTTATAAGGATGTGAGTATATGTCTTATGTAGATATTTCATATTATAAAGATAATTTCAAAGGTAATATCCTTAATGATGATACTTTAGAAAATAGATTAGAAAGAGCATCAGATCAAATTGATAAATTGACATATAACAGAATAATAGGAATAGAATTTAAAAATTTATCTCCATTTCAACAAGATAAAATTAAAAAAGCAGTTTGTTTACAGGCTGAATTTATAGAGCAATATGGTGAGTTTATTAATATGCCTTTAAGTGGATTTTCAGCTGGTAGTACTTCGGTATCTTTTAATGGAAGTATTGTAAATGGAATAACAACCACACAGGAAGTTATTAATTATATATATCAAACTGGTTTAAATAGTAGGAGGCTCTAAACTATGGGAATTAAATTACCATTTCCTAAATGGCTTTTAAAAACACCAGTAGAGGTTTACCATACTTATATGAATGAGGATGGTGAACCAGTAGAAGAGTTAATTTATAAAGGATTAAGTATATATAATGAAAAGGGAAAGAATACTCTCGATGCAGAGCGTAGACTTGTAACTTTAAGTGGTACCGTAACAATTGAAGGTGATATTTATCCTAATAAATTAATTGAAGGATATATAAAGGTTGGAGATGTTAAAAAAGATATTTATAAGTCATCAAGGCCACGTAATCCAGATGGAAGTGTATTTTCTACTGAATTGGAGCTTATCTAATGAAGGCTAAAGTAACAATAAAATTAGATAGAACTAAGATAAACACTTTAATAAATGCTAGAAATAAAGCTTTAGAGGAAACTACAGAGGCCATATTAAGTGATATTAAGACAAGTGCTGTAGTTCCTAAGGATACTGGAGAACTTGAAAGAAGTGGTTTTGTTGATTTATCGAAGTTAGATGATGGAATAGCATCTATAATTTTTGACACACCATATGCTAGAAGATTATATTGGCATCCAGAGTATAACTTTAGGCAAGACAAAAACATAAATGCACAAGGTAAATGGATGCAATCTTATATTGATGGAGATAATAAAGAATTTGTAACAGATACTTATTTTAAATTCTTAAAAATGTTTAGCAAAGGATTGATTAAATAATGTTGCTAAGTGAAGTAAGAGAGTATTTAAAAAGTAAAATAGAATGCCCTCAATGGTATATAGGAAAGATAGATGCAACTAAAGAGCAATGTATAGGTATCTATAGCATAAGAGGGCCAAGAAATCATATAGCCTTAGGTGGATTAGAAAATACAAGCTATTCTACTAAGGCTATTTCTATACTAATACATTGGGGCAAGAACGCTAATATAGCAGAACAAAAAGCTCAAGAAGTATTTAATGGTTTATTTGGACAAGATGCTGTTATAGGTGGGAAAAGAGTTATAGATTTTAAAATGATAACTACTGAACCTATAGGAGTTGGAACAGATAAAAATAACATATATGAATATGTAATAGAAGTAAATATAATACATGAAAGGTAGTGAATAATTATGGCATTTACAGGAGTTTTTCCAGTATATAATCTTAAATTTAAGATAGGAACAAAAGGAAAAGCAAGTCAATCTCAAGATATGCAGACTATAGCTGATATGGAGAACTTTGGTATAAAGATTGATGGTAAGGTAGAAGATTGGACACCAATGGATACAGCAGGTTGGGCAAGAAGTTTAATGACAGGAAAGAGTTTCTCTATATCTTTAAAAGGTAAAAGACATGTTGGCGATGCTGGAAATGATTATGTTGCAGCAACTGCATGGAAGGATGGATTAGATTGTAGTACAAAAGGAGAAATGGAGTTCCCAGATGGGTCTAAACTTACATTTAATTGTGTAATTGATATTAAAAATGTAGGTGGAGATGATAGTACAAAGGTTGCTCCATTAGAATTTGACTTAAAAGGTGACGGAAAACCAGAATATACAGAAGCACCATCAAGCTTAGGACATTAGGAGGTATAAACAATGGCAAAAGTATATGACATAATGAATAAGTTAGTTAATGTAAAACCAACAGTAAAGATAGATGAAGATCACGAATATAAAATTAATAATACGAAGAATAATGCTATATATATTCAATCATTAGTTAAAGAAAATAAGAAAAAAGATGATAAAAAACAGGATGAGATGGAGCTTATTAATAAAATAATAAAAGCTTCCCTAGGTAAAGAAGCTTTTGAATATATAGATAGTAAAGGTGATGAGTGGAGCATGTCAGCATATAATGCAATAATAAATGTAATAATGGCTGCTATATCTAATGTTGAATTAGAAGAAATTGAAGAAATGAGTGAGAAAGAGGCAAAGCGATTTCAAGAAAGTAAAGAATAATCAATGGTATGATTTATTTGAAGATTGGGAGCTTATAGAAGCTTCTTTTACAGCTCAATATGGAATTAGATTAAGAACTGAAACTAATATGACTTGGGATGAATTTTGTACATTACTTAGTGGAATAATGCCTAAAACACCACTAGGTCAAATTGTTTCAATAAGAAGTGAAGAAGATGAAAATATACTTAAGAACTTTACTGAAGAACAACATAAGATTCGCAATGAATGGAGAAGTAGACAAGTAGAGCAAATGACAGATGAAGAAAAAGAGGAACAAATAAAAGAAATACAAGAAATTCTTAAAAAGGCGTTTAGTTAAAACTAAATGTCTTTTTTATTTTAAGAAAGGTGGTGAGGTAATGGCAGATGCAGATTCAGTGGGAAAAATTGGTCTTGATTTAGAGATACAAGATGGTGATATAGGAAAACAAATAGAAAAGATGGCTAGTGCTATAGGTAGTCAAATAAGTAAGTCGCTAGAAGGAATAACAGGAAAATTTGATTTTAATTCAATAACGAAAGGAATTTCTGAATCTTTAAATAAAGGAATGAATAATATTGATGAAACTATAAAATCTAGTGTTGAGAAAAGTAAAGCTAATATTCTTAAGACAATAGAAGAAATAAAATCAAAAGCTTTAGATGCTATAAGAAGTATAATAGCTAAATCTAAAGAAATAAAAATTCCTATTCAGTTTTCTCCAGTTAGTAATATTGCAATGCCTAGTAGCAAGGTAGCAATGCAACCAATAAGTAGAAGAGGACCACCAAAAAGTAATGTTGGAGATTTAGAATCTATAAAATCTAAGATTGAAAATCTTTCTAATAGTTTAGAGATAACTAATAGATCAATAGAGCAGCAACAAGAAAAATTATCAGGATTGAAGGCTGCTTATAATTCTACGTTTAATCAAGCTAGAAAAAACAAATTACAAGAGCAAATATTAAAAACAGAAGCTGTTATAAATAAACTTATAGCTAAATCTGATGCAACAGGGTTTAAATTAGCTGATTTAGATAGGCAGTTTGAGAAATTAGGTAATTCAGCTAAGAATTCTACTTTAGGATTAAATGAAGCAAGTAATAGTATGAAGAGGCTTGAAAATAATACAAGTAGAACAAATAGAAATTTAAGAAATGCTAATAACTCTACTAGACGATATAGAGAAAATATGAATGGTGCTAGAAGTGCAACAGGGATGTTTATTGATAGTATGTTTAGGTGGGGAATAGTATTCCCTTTAGTAATGAAGGGGATAAATACTGTTGCTAGTTATATAGGAAGTGCTTTAATGACTAATGCTCAGTTTGCAAACAGTTTAGCACAAATTAGAACTAATCTTATGGTTGCTTTTATGCCAATCTATCAAGCTGTTCTACCAGCACTTAATGCTCTTATGAGTGCATTAGCAACAGTAACCGCATATATTGCAGCTTTTATAAGTGCTATATTTGGTAAAACATATCAAGCTAGTTTTGGTGCTGCTAAAAGTATGAACGCTTCTATAGCTTCAATGAAGAATATGGAAAAGCAAGGTAAAAAAACATCTGGAGCAGTAGATAAAATAGGAGATTCGGCAGAAAAGACAAAAAAGAAAATACAAAGGTCCTTAGCTGGATTTGATGAAATAAATAAATTAAGTATTCCAGATGATTCTGATAAAGCTCCAAAGGCTCCAAAAGGAGGAGGCGGTGGTGGAGGAATAGATCCGATACCAATGGTTGCTCCAGATATAGATTTAAGTCCAACAAGTGTAGCAATGCAAAAAATAAATGCTATGGTAGAAAAATTAAAAGATATTATATCTAAAATATTTCAACCTTTTAAAAATGCATGGGCAAGAGAAGGAGCTGCAACAATTGCAAGTATTAAATATGCATTACATGGAATTTGGGAACTTATAAAAGCTATAGGTAGTAGTTTCTTAGAGGTCTGGACTAATGAAACTGGTGAGGCTATATTAGTCGTTATCCTACAAATTTTACAAAACATATTTAACATAATTGGAGATATAGCAATTACATTCGCAGATGCTTGGAATGCTGGAGGAATAGGAACAGCTATAGTTCAATCTTTAGCAAATGCTCTTTTAAATGCACTTACATTAATTAAGCATATGGGAGATTCTTTAAGGCAAGTTTGGGGAGAAATTGGTCCTGGATTAGCAACTACATTCATGCAAATATTAAATGCAACATCAGGAGTATTAGAAAATTTAACTCAAAAATTAATTTATGTTTGGGATAATGGAGGTAGTCATTTATTCCAGGGATTTATAAGGTTAGGGGCAAAAATATTTGAATTAGCTGGGTATATTTATACTAATTTTGTTGCTCCTATGGTTAATTGGTTTGTAAACATGATAGCTCCAGTTCTAGCTAAATTAGCAGATATATTAGGAATTGTTTTAGATGCGTTTAGCAACTTAATAAATTGGTTAATGGGTAGTGGAAAGCCAGTATTAGATACAATTATTATTGTTTTAGGAAGTCTTGGTGCTTCTATACTAATAGTTAAAGGAGCATTAACTTTATGGACAATAGCTCAAACAATTTGGACAACTGTAGCAAAAATAAGTACTATAGCAACAACATTACTAGGTGGAGCAATAGCATTTTTAACAAGTCCAATAGGAATTGCAATAGTTGCTATAACAGCAATAATAGCTAGTGGAGTAGCTTTATATAAAAATTGGGACTTTGTAAAAGCTAAAGCTATAGAAATATGGGGAAAAATAAAAGACATATTTAATAGCTTTAAAGAATGGTTAAGGAATGTTTTCCAAACAGATTGGTCAAATTGTTTTGGAGTATTAGGGAATCTATTAAATCTTTTCTTAAAAAATGTAGATAATGTTTTTCAATCTATCAAAAAAATATTTGGTGGAATAATAGACTTTGTAACCGGAGTATTTACTGGAAACTGGAGCAGAGCTTGGCATGGCGTTGTAGATATTTTCAAAGGTATAATGAGTGGATTAGGTTCTGTAATTAAAGCGCCTCTAAACTCCGTTATTGGGCTAATTAATATGGCTATAGATGGTTTAAACAAAATTAGTTTTACTACTCCAGATTGGATTCCTGGTATTGGTGGTAAGCACTTTGGAGTTAACATAGCTAAAATGCCTTATTTGGCTAAAGGCGGTATAGTAGATAAACCAACACAAGCTGTAATAGGAGAGGCTGGAACAGAGGCAGTAGTACCACTAGAAAATAATACTGGTGGATTAAATTTACTTGCTATTAAACTTTCAGAAAGAATTAATAATATGTTATTACTTTCTAATAATGCATTACAACAACCTGATTTAACAATGTTAGGTCAAAATATTAATAGTAATGAAAAGAGGAGTATTAATGATCCAGAGTTCATAGAAAAAATAAAAGAGGTTATTATAGAGGCTATTTTAGAAGCGATGAAGAATAAAAAGGATAATAATTATAATAATTCAGGCTCTCAAGAGAGTGGTGATTTAATATTAAGAATAAAAGATACTGATTTAGGCAGAATTGCCATAGAGGCTATAAATAAAGTAAATAGACAAGCTGGAGAGCAATTATTAAATCTTTAGGAGGTGGCAACTATAGGAATTAGTATAAATGGAGTAGCAGTTGCTTCTCCAAAAAGTTTTAAGGTTAACATAATGGATTTAGATGGAGAAAATACAGGAAGAAATTTATTAGGTGTAATGCTTAGAGATAGAATAAGAGTTACTAGAAAGCTTGAGTGTGAATGGGGTCCTTTAACATCTAATGAAATTAAAACAATATTACAATCTGTAAGTGGAACAGAATTTTCAGTTACTTATCCGGATCCACAAGAAGGAGTTACAACTAAAAATTTTTATGTAGGAGATAGAAGTATACCGGCTATTGATTTAAATAATAATGTATGGCAAGGACTGTCTATGAATTTAATAGAAATATAAAAAGGAAAGAAGGAATTAAAATGTCAGAACAAACAAATATAACAAGTGAAATAAATGAAAATACTAATTTAACAGGAGGCATTTATATAAATCAAAATGGAATGAAAACACAAATAGTAAGTATGAACTGCTCTCTAACTAAGGATAGTATAGCTACAATCACAACTTCCATTTTTAATCAAGAATTATTTAAGTCTAATATGGAAGGTGTAAATGCAGAATTAATAAAATTCAAAACTCAAGCAGCTGCAAAAGGAAAAGAATTAAATTGTTTAGTATTTTGATTAGAAAATAAAGTTGATTTTTTTAAATAATATTTTTATGTTAGTATACATTTATAAAAAGGAGGTGTTAGCATGAGTTTAATCATGGTAGCTGGTAATAAAGACTTCATTCTATTTTCTGGAGAGCAAAGATGTATAGACCAACATGGAAATATTATTCAAGAAGATTATAAAAAAGTTCATAAGATAAATAAAAATATTTTAATAGCATTTGCTGGAGATAAACAGTATTGTGAAATAATAACAAAGTATATTTTTGATAATACTTTTACTTCAACACAAAAATTGTGTCTTGAATATGATGATGTTGAAAGACTAATTGAATCCCAATTTAAAAGTGTTGTAGAACAGGTAGAAGAATCAAATGGTATGTATAGAAAAGCAAAGGCATATATAATTTTAGGGGGAGTAAGCAATGAAAAACTTAAGTTGAGTGCATTCTTTTACGAAGAAAATTTTACTATAGAAAAATTCATTTTAAATGAAGAAAATCCTAAGCTTATAGTTTTAGGAAGTGGAAAGTATGACCATAATGGATATTGTTTAAATTTATTTTCAAATAAACCATATTCAATAATTAAAAACTTTAAAGAAATATTTAATAAAACTATAGAAAATGGACTTAAATATGATATAACGATAAACAAAAACTTAATATTTGAGGAAATAAAAAAATGATGGAGATGATTTTTTTGAAAGAGGAAAATGATATTAAAAAAATAATTGAAAATATATCAAAACCAAGTTTGCAGAGATTAGAAGTAGAGAATAAAAATATAAATTCTGATACTAGTAACATATCAATAACTACGTTAAAAATAAAATAGAAATATAAGCATAAGTTAATATATATTTATTAGCCGAAATTTTAATGGAGATGTTAAAATGGAAAAAGAGTTTTTAATAAAACCAGTATTGGTTAAGTATATATGTGATTTTTGTAATAAAGGAGAAATGATGCCTAATGGTAAAAATAATTGGTTATCTAATCCTCCTAAGTTTGAACATAAGTGTAATAAATGCGGGAATAAAATAGTATTGAACGAAAAATATCCAATTACAAGATATAAAATTTTATAATAAATAAAAATTTTGACAAAATTTTCAATAAGCTTTAAAATGTAAATTACAAAATTTATATTTTAAGGAGTGAATAATTTGGAATGGATAATAGAAAATAAGGAGTGGCTTTTCAGTGGAATAGGAGTAACTATTTTAGTAGCTATAGCAGGATTGTTTATTAGAAACAAGAGAGATGGTAAAAATGTACAAACTATTAAATCAGGTGATAATTCAACAAATATTCAAGGCGGAGAAAAAGTAAATATAAATATTGGGGGAAAAGATAATGCTTAATGGGCAAAGAATAGATAGTGGTGATAATTCAACAAATATTCAAGGTAAAGAAGTTACTATTATAAATAATTCTGGATTATCATATTCTGATGTTAAGGATATTGCTATGAGCGTCTTTAAGAGTAATTTTTATGATTTAGGAGAAAATGTAGAAAAAATAGTACAAGAACGTGCTGAAAAAATATTAGATGATTATTTAGAAAAATTAAATTTGAAAAATCCTGAATACATAAAAAACACAGAAGATCCAGATATTAGATATGCCATATATGAAGCACAAAAGAATTATGCTAGGCGTGGTGAACAAATTTCAAAAAAATTGTTAGTTGAAACTTTGGTAAATAGAACTGTCATTAAAGATAATCCAATTCAAGAATTAGTTTTAAATGAAGCACTGGAGATTATACCTAAAATTACTGATAAGCATATAACTATATTGACATTAATATTTTTAAGTAAATATTTAAATTATGCTATTGATTATCCAACATATAAGTTTAGTTATCTAAACTCAATTATACGAGATAGGTTGATAATTGATAATAATAGTTATAGTTTATTTCAGCACTTAGAATATGTATCCTGTCTTAATTTAAGTATAGGAAGTGTTAATTATACTTACTTAATTCAAAATAAGTTCCCTCAAATAAAAAATGAGGAGAAAAGCAAGAGTGTTATTAGTGATGATAAAGAATTAAGTCTTATGTTAGATATGTGGGATAATTCGAAACTATGTAATTCAAGTCTTACAAGTGTAGGAATAGCTATAGCTGTAGCAAATATAAAAGCTAAAACAGGAATAGATTATGATTTAGGAATTTGGATAAGAGAATAGTTGTTTAGAGCTTAGGAAACTAGGCTCTTTTTTATGCAAAATTTTAAAAGAAAGAGGTATTCAAAATGGTTAAAATGACAAATAAAGAAATATTAGAAAAAGTTAATGTATTAGGAGAAATAAGTTTAAGAAAGTTACCAGTTAAAGTTTCTTATGCTATAGGCAAGAATATATATAAAGTTGAAAGAGAATTAAAACACTATAATGAAGAAAGGCAAAAATTAATAGAAGAATACTGTTTAAAAGAAGATGATGGAACTCTAAAAATAACAGAGGGAAATTATGATATTGATCCAGAAAGATTAGAGTATTTTAATAAAGAAATTAATGAATTACAAGAAATTGAAGTTGAAATGGATATACATAAATTTAATATTGAATTATTAAATGGTTATGAAATGAGTCCAGGAGAGTTAATGTGTATTGACTTTATGATAGAGGAATAATATAAATATTAATCTTTAGGAAAGGGGGTTAGTATTTGTTTAAAGTATCAGAAGTATTTAATAAAGAAATAAATAAGTTACAAGGAAGAAAATTTAATGCTAAGGTTATTATAAGAGATAAAGAATATAGTGGAAATCAAATATATGAAATGAACCTAGAGGAATCAGTTAATCCTAATGATAATTTTTCTATAGGATCAATTTATTCTAACAGTTTTGATATAAAACTAATTAATACAGGAGATATATTTGATAATGCTATTGTAAAACCATATGTAGGATTGTATATAGGAGATGATATAGAATATATACCTTTAGGTGTATTTACCGTAATTAAGACTAGTGTAAAAGGAAATTTTATAAATCTTGAGTGTGTAGATAATATGCTAGGATTAGAAAAAGTATATTTTTCAGATTTATCTTATCCAGCAGATATAAACGATATTGCTAAAGAAATATGTAAAAAGGCAGGCGTTAATTTAGCCAGTAAATTACCTAATTATAGAGTTAATAAAATAGAGGGATATTCATTAAGGGAAGCTATAGGATTTATAGCTTCCCTTTGTGGTTCATTTGCTAGATTTAATAGGATGGGTGACTTAGAAGTTAGAGATTATGAGGTAGTAAAGCAGGAAATGACACCTCATAATTTATTTAAATTAGATATTGAAGCTAATGAGTGTATTATAAAAAAAGTAATAGCCCAAAAAGGTGAAGAAGAATTAAGTACTGGTACAGATGATGGGAATAAAATTGTATTCAATAATCCAATAATAACTAAAGAGATTTTAAGTGATATATATACTAAATATAATGGGTTTAAATATATACCATATACAGCTAAGTGGAAAGGTAACCCAGCTATAATGGCTGGAGATATATTAAATTTAACTGATTTAAATGGGAATAAATATAATGCTTTAATAATGGAGCAAAAGTTTACCTATAAGAATGGTATTTCATCAGAAGTAAAGGCTAAAGGAAAAACTAGACAAGATTCTAGCTTTGATAATAAAGGATCAGTTGCTCAATCAATGGAGAGATATTCTATTGAACAAGCAAATATAAAAAAGGCTTTAATAGATAAGGCTAGTATAAATGATTTAACAGCTGTTGATGCTAAAATACAGAGGTTATATACAGAGGATTTAACAGCTATAAGAGCAGATATAGTTACTTTAAATTCTCAAAAAGCTAATATTATCGAATTAAATTCTGTAAGAGCAGATTTACAACAAGCTATAATTGGTAAAGCTAATATAACAGATTTAAACGCAGCAGTTGGAAAAATAAATGTATTAGAATCTAAAACAGCTAGTATAGAAAATGCACTTAATAAAAATCTTACAGCAGAAAATATAGCGACAGGAGCAATAACAGCTGGTTCGGGAATAATAGCAGAGGGAGCTATAGGAGATGCAGAAATAAGTTCTTTATCTGTAAATAAGTTAAAAGTTGGAGATATAACAACTAGCAAACATAGAATTGTTAGTGCAGATGGAACCATAGAAATTGTAGGAAATCAAATTCTTATTAATAGAAATAATGTTAATAGAGTTATATTAGGAGAGTATAGGAAAATAGATAGTACTACAGATTATGGACTACTTATCAGAGGTAAAGATGGTAAAACCATAATGCTTGATTCAGACGGAGTTCATAATGCAGGGATAACTAATGGAGCTATAGATAATAATAAAGTAGCTGACAACGCTAATATAAGTGGTAATAAGCTAGATATAAATAGTGTTATTAGAGAAGTAAACAATAATGGTACTGAAACTATTAAGGGTACTAAGGTTACTGTAGGTGATAGAACTTTAGATGTAGAATTATCTACACAAAATAATACTATTACAGAGCATAGCAAAGAACTATCTAGTCAAAAAGCTTCCTTAACCGCTTTAGATAATGCATTAAAGTTTAAAGTAGATTCACAAACTTTTACTCAGAGTACAACTACTATAAATAATAATATTAATAGAGCTAAGGAAGAAGCTATAAATAGTTCTAATTCTCACGCTGATAGTAAAGCTAATGAAGCTCTTAATAATGCTAAAGCTTTTGTTAATTCAGAAATTACTAATGTTAATACTCATTTGAATAAAAACACTAGCGAGATAAATATTCTAAAAGATCAGATAGAAAGTAAAGTATCTCAATCAGATATAGATAAATCTATTCAAAATATTGAGTTTGGTGGAAGAAATCTATTTTTAAAAAGTAAAGGTCCATTTAAAAGCTCTAATGAATATGTAGGAATTTCAATAACTTCTGTTGTAGAAAAATATTTAAATAAAAAAATTACAATATCAGCAGATGTAAAAGCTAATAAAGTTGGGAAAATTAGATTTTATTCTCTTGGTGGATATTCTGTAGGATTTTGGGTTGAGAGAGATGTAACTACAGAATGGACAAGAATAAAAGCTACTGGAAAGTTTACACTTAATGATGAAAAACAAAAGTGGTGTGATTTAAGTTTTTATGGTACTTATGGAAGTGGACTATTTACTGAAGTTAGAAATGTAAAAATAGAATTAGGAGAATTGGCTAGTGATTATACAGAGGCTCCAGAAGATACTGACAAGCTAATTATAGACAATATAAAAACAGTAACAGATAAAATATCTACAGTAGAAAGTAAACTTACACAAGAAAATAATAGTATAAAAGCTAGTGTTCAAGATTTAAATTCTACAACTCAAAGTATTACAACTAATGTAAGTAATATAAATAGAGATTTAATAAGTAAAATAAATTCTAATTTAGCTGTAGCTAAAAGTTTTGCTACAGATATAGCTATAGCAAAAGCTAATCTTGCAAGAGAACAAGCTATAGCTTCAGCTGATGGCAAGATTACAGAAGAAGAAAGAAAGAGAATACAACAAGCACAGGAAAATCTTGATACGGCTATAGCAAGAGCAGATAAAGCTAAACAAGATGCAATTAATGCAGCAAGTACAGATGCAACTAATAAAGCTAATAATGCTTTAAATAGTGCTAAAGCTTTTGTTAATGCAGAAATAACAACAGTTAATAATAAAGTGCATAACGTAGAAAGTAATATTGATATATTAAAAAATAAAATTGCTCTTAAAGTTGAACAATCAGACATAGATAAAACAAAAACAGAGTTAATTAATAAGATAAATGTTGTAGATAATTTAGCTAATAACGCTAAAGATTTAGCTAGTGCCATGAGCTTAGGTAAAATGTTATTTAGTGATCCTACATTTAAAAATAGTTCTAACAATATTAAAACTTACAATAACAATGGAAATGGAACAGTAACAACTTCAAGAATTTCTAAAATAAATGGATGTCCAACTGATTCACAATATTGTATAGAAGTAAAAACTGTTGGAAGTGCAAGTCCTAACCATGGTGGATTTTATTTTGGAAATATGACTAGAGCAAATGCAATATTTGTAACGAAAATTATTGCTAAAATTCCAGTTGGATTAAGAATAGGGTGGTATTCAAATTCAACAGGGAATAATGGGAGTTCTAAATGGTTAACATCAGTAAATGGAACAGGTAAGTGGGAAGAGTATATACATTTATTAAAATGTGGTGATACAGGAAGTTTTTCTAGTACCAGTTTCTTTGCATTAGATGGAGGGGGAACTCCAACATCTAGCAATCCAATAATTTGGCATATAGCTTATGCAACGGTTTTTGATATAACTGAAAATGATGAATCAGTTAATGTATTAAAAACTGAAATGTCAACAGCTAAGAATAAGGTGGCAATAATAGAAACTAATTTAGACAGTATAACTCAAAGAATAAGTTCTACTGAAAGTAAAACACATTCTATAGAAACTACATTAGGTGGAAAAGCATCTAAACAAGAAGTTGCAGAAGTTAATAATAGAGTTGCTACTATTAAAGCTAACTTAGATTCTATTACACAAAGAGTTTCTAATACAGAAAGTAAAACAAATAGCTTAGAAACAAATATAAATGGTAAAGCTAGTAAGCAAGAATTAACAGTAGTTAATAACAAAGTTACAGAAGTTACAGCTAGTTTGAATGGAATCACTCAAAGAGTAGGAAACACGGAAAGTAGAATAAATGCTTTAGATGGAAAAGTAGCTGGAGCTGTAACATTACAACAATTTACAGAATTCAAACAAAGCAATGATAAATTTAAATTTACTGTAGAACAAAGAAGTAGTGTATCAAATATACTTCCAAACAGTTCTTTTCATGGTGGAGATCGTGGGTGGCTTCATGGTGGAAATGAATTTTGGTCTGGTCCTTATAGTGGGTATGGATTTAAGGGAAGAATTACTGGTGCAATAAAAAATAGAGCAGCATATAACAATCCAGAAAGATACTTACAAACTCATAAAGCTTATAAAGTTAAAAAGAACACTACTTATACAATAAACTTCCATTATATTTGTGAAAAGAATGTTCAATCAATGGATGCTTTTGTTGTTTTAAGTGATACTGAACATGGTGATTATGCACAACCAATTTGTGTATTAACAGCTCAAGGTGGTTCTCAAAGTAATGCAACCGAAGAAAAACCATTTACATATAAATTTAATACAGGTAACCATGAGTGGGTATGGATTAGATTTGACCATAATGGAATGAAAAGTGGCGTTAATTGGGATGAATTTTGTTGGGTTTATGTTAGTGAAATTGGAATCTATGAAGGTGATGTCGGAGCTGTTAAGTGGACACCAAAAGGTGGAGAAGTTTATTCAGCTAACTATCAAATGGATGGTCTAGGATTCAAAGGGACTTTTGAAGATGGAACTTATGCACAGCTGGGAAGAGATGGTTTTGAATGGTATAACGCTGGTACTGGACACGCATACCATGCATTAACTTATGTAACGAGTTTTGACGTGCCAATTGGTAATCCAGGTAAAGCATATATAAAACTACCAGCTGAATTTACTAAAAGAAGAAGCTCTCTTAAATGGACAGTCGCTTTAAGAGGATATTATTATTCAACTGATGGTGATTTCTTCCCATTCCATATACATTGTACTGGTGGAAGAGATTATATAGAAAATGGCCTTGTTGTATGTGAAGTTCAAGGTTACTGTAAAATACAAAATGCCCAAAATGCTGGTGATGTACAGTTTAGACCACTTACAGCTATGTTAATAGCTATAGCTTAAATAGATATAAAGGAGGGTTATTATGGATAATTCTATAAAAAACTTTGAAAATAAAGTTACTTTATTTTATTCTCAATCAACTGGAGATATAAAACTTCATGCTGGTGGAATACAAGATATGAGTTATTTTGGTCCTGAAAGAGATGACTATAATTATAAATTTATAGTTGTAGATAAAGATTATTATTTACTTAATAATTTAGAAAATTTTAAGGTTGAAAATGGAAAGTTAAAATTAAAAAGTAATAGTATATTAGCTAAATACATGTAGGAAGGAATAGACTATGGAAAATATATTTGATTATTTAAAGATGGGGATTGTAGCAATAGGAACTTTATTTACATGGCTATTAGGAGCATGGGATACCCCTTTAGTTATACTTATAGTTTTAATGTCTTTAGATTATATTACTGGTATTACTAAAGGTTATCTTAATAAAGATTTAAGCAGCAATATAGGACTTAAAGGAATAGCAAGAAAGGGAATTATTTTCACTATTCTTATAGTAGCTGTAATGTTAGACAGACTTTTAAATACAGGAAATTGGATATTTAGAACTTTGGTATGCTATTTTTACATAGCTAATGAAGGTATAAGTATTATAGAAAATGCAAGTAAACTAGGTGTACCAGTACCATCTAAATTAAAAAATGCGTTAATACAACTTAAAGAAGATAAAGAGGATCATAAGAAATTATGATTCTTTTTTTATAAATAAAATTAAGAAAGAAGGAATTAATAATGCAAAGTAGAAACAATAATAATTTAAAAGGAATTGATGTATCAAACTGGAAAGGAAATATAAATTTTAAAAGTGTAAAAAATGATGGTGTAGAAGTAGTTTATATTAAAGCTACAGAAGGTAATTACTTTAAGGATAAATATGCTAAACAAAATTATGAGGGAGCAAAAGAGCAAGGATTAAGTGTAGGATTTTATCATTTCTTTAGAGCTAATAAAGGCGCTAAGGATCAAGCAAATTTTTTCGTGAATTATTTAAATGAAATAGGAGCAATTAATTATGATTGTAAATTAGCTTTAGATATAGAAACTACTGAAGGTGTAGGAGCAAGAGATTTAACTTCTATGTGTATAGAATTCTTAGAAGAGGTAAAAAGACTTACTGGAAAAGAAGTTGTTGTATATACATATACAAGCTTTGCAAATAACAATTTAGATAGTAGACTAGGTAATTATCCAGTTTGGATTGCACATTATGGGGTAAACACTCCAGGAGCCAATAACATATGGGATTCATGGGTTGGATTCCAATATTCAGAGAATGGAAGTGTAGCTGGTGTAAGTGGTGGATGTGATATGAATGAGTTCACTAATGGAATATTCATTGATTCAAATAATTTTACTTTAGACAATGCTACTACTAAAAATGTAAGTATTAAATTAAATATAAGGGCTAAAGGAACTACTAATTCTAAAGTAATTGGCTCAATATCAGCTGGCGAAACATTTAAAATAAAATGGGTTGATGAAGATTATCTTGGTTGGTATTACGTTGAGTATAATGGAATAGTTGGCTATGTAAATGCAGATTATGTAGAAAAGCTACAAATGGCTACTACTCATAATGTAAGTACTTTTTTAAATGTAAGAGAAGAAGGATCATTAAATTCTAGAATAGTAGATAAGATAAATGCAGGTGATATTTTTAGAATAGATTGGGTGGATTCCGATTTTATAGGTTGGTATAGAGTAACAACTAAAAATGGAAAAGTTGGATTTGTTAATGCTGAATTTGTTAAGAAACTTTAATAAAATTTGAATGTTATTTTTATTTTATGTTAATAAATAAAAATTTTATTGATAAAATAAATATAAAGTCTATATAATTAAGGCATACTATACTTTAACTATTAGATAATTAAGAGGAGAGATAGGCATATAAATATATACGCCTATCTCTTCTCGTTTTAGTTTAAATAAGTATAAAAGCGTAAGTGATTTTAAACACCTTTATCAACGCTTTAATCATTTAACTATAATCCAATTATTAATATACTCAAATTTATAAATTATATTCATGAAAAATAATAACTTTATCCATTAACAAAAATGTTATATAATGTTAATGAGTAATTCGAAGAGGTGTTTAATATGGGGTTTCTTGATAGTTTAAACAATAAAAATAAACTTGGAAAATATTCACTAGAATCAGATAAAGTTGAAATAATAAAAATTAAAGAAGTATTAAAAGAGCAAGAAGAATGTTTGTGGTTTATTTCATCTTCTGTTTTTAATAGAATATGGATTGTTTCTGTAACAAATATGAGATTAATTTTAGTTAGAAAAAAACTAAATAAAGAATTGGAAATAAAGAGTTTTTTTATTGATGAAATAAATGAAATTGATGTTCAAAAAGGATCATTACTTAGTAAATTAGTATTAAAAATGAATAATGCTAATATAGAATTTAGTAATGTAGAAAATTTATATTTGGATAAATTTTTAGAACTATTAAATACACAGATAAATACTAGACCTAAAGAGTTATCTAAAAGACAAGCTGAAAAGCAATATGAAAAAGAAAGATTAGAACAGTTAAAAAGAGATAAAATTCCGTATTGTCCTAAATGTCATAGTACATCATTAACATATCAAAATAAGAAATTAAGTATTGGTAGAGCTGTTACTGGTGGAGTATTATTAGGAGGCGTAGGAGCTATAGTAGGCGGATTAAGTAGTAAAAAAGGTTATGTCAAGTGCTTAAATTGTGGTCATAAGTGGAAGTTATAAAATATTATATTGTGGGAAGTATTAAAATGAAAAAAAGTTAGATTTATATTAATTGTTTGTGTAGTTTTATTTTTAATATTCTGACTAGATGATGCTATTAGAGGTTTTAAAGATGGATTTATGAGTGGAAATCCATTATAAGGCAATATAAATATATATGGAGATTTAAATGAAAAAAACGTCTGATAAAATTAATAATAAAGAAAAAGAAAGAATGGAAGAGATTTATGGAAAAATTCATAAGAATTTTTTGAAAGACAAAACTGAAAGAAATGAAATAGATTATTTATATAAAAAATTATATTTACATTATATAAATTTAATAGAAAATAATAAGTTGGATATAAAACAAGAAATAGCTTTTATTGAATTAAAAATGAATAGACATGAAAATGAGATGTTTAGATATTATATTGGTTTATTTAGTGGAATAATATCTGGTACATTTGTTGCCTTGATAACAGTGTTAATTGATAGTGATTTTTCAAAAGAGCATTTAATTCTATCAACACTTGGTATTGCACTAATATTTTTAATTATATATATTATTATTAAATTTTCAAAAAAAGATATTAAAGGAATTTCAAATGAAAAATTATATTATTCAACATGCTTATTAGTTTTAAATGATCTAGAAGAAGAGTTGCTTTAAAATAGTATGTTTAATTACATACTATTTTTTTATATTTACATACGAACGTATGTTCTGTATAATTGTAGTAAAGCTAGATGAAAAGAGGTTTTATTATGGTTAAAAATACTATGCTTAAACCACCAATAGTAAGAATGGGGGGAAAGTCACGATTAAGAAAAACAATAATAGACATGCTACCAGAACATACTTGTTACGTGGAGCTTTTCTTTGGAGCAGGTTGGGTTTACTTTGGTAAAGAACCATCTAAAGTAGAAGTCATAAATGATATAGATAAGGAACTTATAAACTTATTTAAAATGATTAAATATCATGGTCCTGAAGTTGAAAGAATGCTAGATTATGAATTTTCTGGCAGAAATATTTTTGAAGAGTATAAGAATTGTACTATTGAAAAACTAACAGAAATTCAGAGAGCTGTTAGATGTTTATACATAATAACTCAAAGTTTTGCAGGTAAATGTGGACACTATGGCTATGGAACAACTAGAAAACCTGCTCAACAAATATTTATGACTGAAACTTTAAAGGATATTAGAAAAAGATTATCTAATACACATGTTGAAAACTTATCATTTGAAAAGATTATAGATAAATATGATAGGGAGTATAGTCTCTTTTTTGTAGATCCACCTTATTTCGAAACTACAGGATATCAAGCTAAATTTGGAGAAGAAGAACATTTAATATTACTAGAAAAGCTTAAATCTTTGAAAGGTAAGTTTATATTAACAATAAATGATCATCCAAAGGTAAGGGAATGGTATAAAGACTTTAATATTAAAGAAACAGAAGTTTTATATTCAGTTTCAAGAGAAATATGTGCAAGGAAAAAGAATAAAGAGTTAATAATAAGTAATTTTTAATTATTTGAAAGTAAACTTATATATTAGGTCAAAATATAATATAAATTATTGGAAATTTTAATATATTGATGATATATTATATGTTAGGAAGGATGTGTTTTTATGTACGATGCTATGGATATTGCTGAGTATGTATTAGATTATTGTGAAAATATAAAAGAGAAACCTATAACTAATTTACAGCTTCAAAAAATTTTATATTATATACAGGGCAAGTTTATTAAAAAAACTAAAAAACCTATATTTGATAATTCAATTGAAGCTTGGCAATATGGTCCTGTCGTTCCAGAAGTTTATTATTGGTTCAATAAGTTTGTTTCTGAACCAATAACAGGAGTAGAAAAATCAAAAAATGTTAAGTTTAGTAATGAAGAAATTAAATTGATAGAAGAAGTAATTTCTGAAAATATAGATTTAGATCCTTGGCAGTTAGTAAAAAAGACTCATGATGAGTTACCATGGAAAAAAAACTATGTATCTAACTTAAATCTTGAAATAAGTTACGATGATTTAAAAAATTTTTTTGATAGGGATAACTGATGAATTATATTCCAAAATATGAAATTGAAAAAATATTAGAAAGTTTAATTGAAAATAATCAGGAGGATATTAAAATTGAATTAGATGGAGACTTGATAGAATATAATGTAATACTAAAATATATAGAAAAGTTACCTTTAGATGTTAGAGATCAGTTACACTATAGTGCAACTAAATATAAAAACAAAATATCTAATGCAGATGATGTAGATAATAAAATAATTAAATTATTAGATTATGTTTTATTAGAAATACCAAGAGCAAATAAATTTGATGTTCTTCAACAACAGATAAATAGAAGTGAAGTTTTTCTAAGAGATATGAGAAATTCTCAAAGAGAGAGTAATGAAAGGATGCAGAGTCATGAACAAAAAATAGAAAAAATGCAGAGTGATTTTATAAGTATATTAAGTATATTTTCTGCTGTAATAATTGCTTTCTTTGGAGGAATTAGTGTATTAGGAAGCGTATTTTCTAATATAGATAAAGTTTCTAAATATAAACTTATATTTATGACTGCTATTATTGGATTTATAATGTTTAACTTAATTTATATGTTATTACATTCTATATCTAAAATTACTAAGAATAGAATAGGCGTAGATATCGAAGCTGACTATTGTTGGGGATGTAGAGAAAATTATTTTATTAAATGTTTAGCAACTAAATATCCTATAGTTTTTATATATAATAGTGCTACAATTATTATTTGTATATTTACTTTTCTAGCATATATATGTGATAAATATAATTTTATTACTTTTATAATAGAGTCTGTTAATATCATACCAGATAAGATGAGTTTTATACCAGTAGTAGGTTGTGCTTTACTGGCAATTTTATTATTTATTTTATACTTATTAAACAAGAAGTTTTCTCCATTAAAGAAAATTTCTTGTCATGGTAATAGAAGAACTCATGGATGTGGTTAA